GCCCGGATCATGGGCGGCGCCATCCGCCGGCAGATCGCAGAGGCTCCCACAGGGCTGGTCATGCGCCAGTCCATGGCGGAACAGGTCAAGCTCATCACGAGCCTGCCCACGGACGCTGCAGAGCGTGTCCACGGCCTCGCGCAGGAAGCGGTCATCCAGGGCGGCCGGGCCAGTGAGATCGCCGCGGAGATCATGCGGTCCGGCGATGTGTCGCGGTCGCGAGCCGACACGATCGCACGGACTGAGGTATCAAGGACGCAGGTCGAGCTCGCGAAGGCCAACGCGATGAGCGTCGGTTCGACCCATTTCATCTGGCGCACGGTTGGAGACAGCCGCGTCCGCGAAAGCCATCGCAAGCTCAATGGCCAGTCGTTCCGATGGGACGATCCGCCTGAGAGCGATCCAGGTCATAAGGCGCTGCCCGGCGGAATCTGGAATTGCCGATGCTGGGCTGAGCCGGTGGTGCCGGAGGACTAGGCGCCCTCGTCGAGCGCATCGCGGGCGACGGTGGCAGGATCGTCTTTGCCGTCGGCAATCGTTCCGAGGGCCTTGGCAAAGCGTCGGATCGTCTCCGCGCCGGCCCATTCGACGGTGTCTTCGATGGTGATCGGCGCCAGGCCGATGGCCTTTTCCAGCGGCGCTCGCCCTTCGGCGAGTTCGTCGCGTGTGATCTCAGCCTGCTCAAGCAGTTCTTCGACCACTTCTTCCCAATGCCCCGGGGCGTTCGACGCCACCTGAGAAGGATCACTCGCCATGGCTTACGTCTACAAGGGATGGGTCGGCTACGCCAAGGCATATATCGGCCGCATCCTCTACCAGAGCGTGGAGACCGGCATCACGGCCGCTGCTGGTGGCACGCAGGCCGGCGCTCGCGCGCTGACCAAGACCATCAACCACGTCACGACGGTCGCCACGGCAGCGGACAGCGTCAAGCTGCCGTCCAGCGAGGTCGGCATGGTGATCCATGTCGTGAATGGCGCCGCTGCGAATTCCATGCAGGTCTTCGGCGCCGGTACCGACACGATCAATGACGTCGCGACCGCTACCGGTGTTGCCCAGGCAGCCGGCAAGTCCGCCACCTATGTCTGCCCGGTGGCCGGCAAATGGTATCGGACGCTTTCGGCCTGACGCCATGGACCCGACGCTTGACCGATCGCCAGAGGTTCTGGTCGACGAGCAGATCGGCCGCACCCGATACCTGACGCCCGAGGGCTTCCTCTTCTGCGAGGGCGCCCGCGTCGCGCGCGTCGGGCCGATGCTCTACCGGCACGACGAAGTGCCAGATATCGAGCCCGCCGGGCCGGGGATGATCACCATCACGCGTGACGCCGACGTGCTGTTCTCCGAGGAGACGATCTCATCGTTCGTCGGCAAGCCGGTCACGAACAACCACCCGCCGGATTTCGTCAAGCCTGAGACGTTCCGCACCTATTGCGTCGGCGTCACTCTCAACCCACGGCGGGGTGAGGGCATCGAGGCCGATTACCTGATCGCCGATCTTCTCATCACGGATCAGGACGCCATCAGCGCTGTTCTCGCCAGCAAGCGCGAGCTCTCGCCTGGTTACAGCGCGCCGCGCGAGCAGGTCAGGCCCGGCCTTGGCCGACAGACGCAGATCATCGGCAATCATGTTGCCTTGGTGGAACGGGGGCGCGGCGGTCCGGCCTGCGCCATCCAAGATGGTTTGCCGGACGACCCCGTATCGAAACAAGAGGAGGCCGGAATGGCCAAGAAGCGCTCGGTCTGGGACCGACTGACGACGGCCTTCAAGGCCAACGACGAAGCCGCGTTCAATGAGGAGTTGGAGGCCGCGAAGGACGAACTGGCTGGCGACGAGCCCCAGAAGATCGTCATCGAGGTCAAGCAGCCCGACGCCGCCACGGCCGAGCCGGAGAAGGCGGAAGACGAGGGCGAGGCCGCCGACCCGATGGCCGAGATCAAGACCATGCTCGCCGACATCGGCGCGCGTCTCGCCAAGCTCGAATCCGGTGAGGCTGCTGAGGAAACCGCTGACGAGGATGCCGAGGAGAAGAAGGACGAGGAGGCGGCCGAGCCCGTCACCATGGACGCCTTCGCCGATGCCCGCGCCCGCGCCGAGATCCTCAACCCCGGCGTCAAGCTCCCGACCTTCGATGCGAAGGCCGATGCGAAGTCCTCTCGCAATGCGCTGCATGATCTCCGCGTCCGTGCCCTGACCGGCGCGCTCGGCGATCAGGCTCGCAAGGGCCACGTCGAGGCCATTCTCTCCGGTCGCAAAGCGGAGTTCGGCAGCATGACGGCGGACAGCGTCGCGACAATCTTCGTCGGCGCCTCCGAGCTCGCCAAGGCGTTCAATCGCCCGAACGGCCGTCCTTCCACCTTCCCGCAGGGACCGATGACCGCGGCGAAGTACGCCGAGATGATCAAGTCCCGCCGGGCCACCGCCTGATCCAACCCGACCCGCAACAGGAGCACATCCGATGGTCGCTTATGTCACCCGTGTGCCGGCGGGCTTCGCCGGTTCCGTCTCGCGTTCGGACAGCCTGACGATCGAGCAGGAGCTCATCGATTCCGGCACGCCGCCCACGGCCTATGGGCAGGCGGTCAAGATCGTCTCCGGCAAGCTGCAGCCGCTCGCATCCGGTGACGCCGGTACGGTCTGCACCGGCTGGCTCGTGCGTCCCTATCCGGCTCAGTCGTCCAGCAATGGCCTGGGCGCCGCGACCCCGCCCACCAGCGGCATCGCCGATCGCATGCGCCGCGGCTTCATGACCGTCCCGCTCAAGCTCGGCACCGCCGCCAAGGAAGGTCAGGTCTATGTCGTGACCACTGCCGGCGGCACCGTCGCAGTCGGTGATGTCGTCACCTCGGCTTCGCCGGCCGGCGGCGGCACTGGCGTGGCCATCACCGGCGCCTTCTTCACCGGACCGGCTGACGCCAACGGTATCGTCGAGATCGCCTACAAGATCTGACGCCCCTGCCTTTCTCGCCCTTCGGCAAGGCGTTTCCTGCCCTCATGGAGCAATCCGCAATGTCCTTCATCTCGCATCGCGTTGCGGGGCCGGTGACGCCTGTCTCGGCTCCGACCATCCTGCACAAGGCGTTCTACACCAAGGACGCCTATCAGACCTTCGACCAGGCGACCTACGACAGCGCCGGCGCCTTCCTGATCGGCGAGCTCGAGCGTCTGGACCCGACGATCCACGAGCCGCTCGTCGCGACGACCTGGACCCGTGACATCGATTTGCGCACCGACGTGCAGATCGGCGACACCTCGTCCAGCTACACCATCTCGACCTTCGGCTCCGCCGGCGGTGTTCAGCCCTCCGGTATTTCCTGGGCCGGTCGCGAGACCACCACTTTGCCGCGCGCTCAGCTCGACATCGGCAAGGTCGTTTCGCCGCTCACTCTGTGGGCGCAGGAAGTGGCCTACACCGTGCCGGAACTGGAATCCGCGCGCTTGACGGGCCGTCCCATCGACATCCAGATGCTTTCGGCGCTCAACCGCAAGCACCAGATGGACTGCGATCAGGTCGTCTACATCGGTGCGGACGACATCAACACCACCGGCCTCGTCAACTCGACGGCGGTCGTCAACGTTTCGAACGTCGCCAATGGCGCCGGCGGCTCGCCGCTCTGGGAGAACAAGACCCCCGACGAGATCAAGGCAGACGTAAACGAGCTACTGGTTTCGGTCTGGGCCGCCTCCGGCTATGTCGCGCCGCCGACGAAGCTGCTGATCGCTCCGCAGCCCTTCGGCTACATCACCACGACGAACGTGTCGGCGGCCGGCAACCTCTCGATCCTGACCTACCTGAAGGAGAACAACATCCTGACGGCGGAGAAGGGCATCCCGCTGGAGATCCTGTCGGTTAAGTGGCTCGACCAGGCCGCGCGTTCCGGCGCCTCCTCGGATCGCATGATCGCCTACAGCCAGCGCTCGGAGTACGTCCGCTTCCCGATGGTTCCGCTGCAGCCGGTTGCCCCCCAGTATGCCGGCATCTGGGTCAAGGTGCCGTATTTCGGTTCCATCGGCGTCGTCGAGACCGTTTACCCGGAGACCATCGGGTATCGTGACGGCATCGGCTGAGAGGTGACGCCATGGTGAGGATGATCATCGATCGGCCATTCATCCTGCTCGTCGCTCCGAAGGAGCGGGTGCAGTTCAAGGCCGGCGAACAGGACGTTGCCGAGGAGCTCGCGTCGCACTGGTATGTGCTCGCGAACGGCCGAGTGCTGGACGATCAGCCGGAAGCGCCGGCTCCCGAAGCCGAAGCGGCGGGGGAAGAGGACGAAGACGACGAGGAGGGGGAAGCCGACGACACGCCGCCGGCCGCTCCTTCCGAGCCTCCTGCGGCTCCCGAACCGCCGGCAGGCGATGTCCCGCCGCCGCCCGCTGACGACGCAAGGGACGATGAGCGCTCTGCGCTGATTGCCGAAGCCGAAGCGGCGGGCATCGCCATCGACAAGCGCTGGGGCATCGACCGGATCAAGGCCGCGCTCGCGACGACCAAGGCGTGATCCATGACGGTCACGCCAGCCTCGTTCCGGGTGAACTTCCCAGAGTTCACCGATGCGACGGCCTATCCTGACGCCCGTATTACCTACTGGATCGGGATCGCCGGCTTGCGCCTCAATGCGTGCCGATGGAGCACGCTGCTCGACCACGGAACGGAGCTGTTCGTCGCTCACAATCTTGTCCTCGGCCGTCAGGCTGCGATGTCCGCGGCTGGGGGCGGTGTTCCCGGGCAAGCTTCTGGACCCACTTCCTCCGAAACCGTCGACAAGGTCAGCGTCTCCTATGACACCGGCGCGGCGGCGATCGAAGACGGCGGAGCCTGGAACCTGACGACATACGGCGTCCAGTTCCTGCAACTGGCCCGCCTGATCGGAGCCGGCGGCATCCAGCTATGACGGTCAAGATAACGAAGGATCGCGTGCCTGCTCTGTTGAAGGCGGTGCGCGATCTGACGAAGCAGGAGGTGCTTGTCGGCATCCCGGCGGAGAACGCCGGACGCGACGACGATGCACCAATCAACAATGCCGAGCTCGGCTATATCCACGAGTTCGGCGCCCCAGCCGCGAACATCCCGCCGCGGCCGTTCCTCGTTCCCGGCATCACCGGCGCCGAGAGCAGGTTCACGCCGCACATGGAGGCGGCGGCCGGAGCCGCGATCGATGGAAACGAGGGCAGGGTGTCGCAAGGTCTGAACCGCGCCGGGATCGTCGCTGCATCGGCCGTCAAGACCAAGATTGATGAGGGGCCGTTTGCGCCCCTGTCTGAGGTCACGATCGAGCGGAAGGGAAGCGACAAGCCCCTCCTCGATACCGGTCAGATGCGAAATGCCGTCACGCATGTCGTCCGCAAAAAGGGTGACGCCTGATGCCGACTCTCGACGTCACGCGCGTGCTGGCGAACCCGCGTTTCGCTGACAGCATCACCGTGACCAGGACGACGACCACGGTCGATCCGAACACCGGCCGCCCGATCGAAACGAAGACCTCGCAGGATCTCTCTGCGGTCGTGACCTCTGACCGCGGCCGCAACCTGCAGCGCAACCCCGATGCGGCGCTGTCGGAGGGCTCGATCATCATCCATTCGACCTTCACATTCACCGAGGGCGGACAGGTCGGGGCGGTGACCTATGACGCCGACGTCGTGACCTGGCAGGGCCGCGATTGGACCGTGGTTACGGTCGATGACTATTCCCGCTATGGCGCGGGATTCACCTGCGCCACCTGCCGGCTTCTCACGCTGCGCTGATCCGACATGGCGAACACATCTGCTTCAGGCGGGCCGCTGGTTCCGTCAACGACGACGCCTGTCCAGGACGATCCCTTTGAGGATCTGATCGGCAACACGATCGCCGGCTTGACCGGGATCGCGCGGGGGCTCGTCCGGCCTCGCTGGCAACCAAAGCCGCCGGCGATGCCCGCAGACACTGTGTCGTGGTGCGCCTTCGGCATTATGGAGATCGACGGCGATTGGGCCTCGCATCTTCAGCATGTCCCAGCGGGTGACGGCTCGACCGTCGCCACGAGGCACGAGACGCTGCGGATGCTCGCCAGCTTCTACGGCCCGGCCGGATATTCCAATGCCTCGATGCTGCGGGATGGTCTCTGGATCCAGCAGAACTGGGATGCGCTCAACGCCGTGGGCGTCGCGCTTCTCGAATGCAGCCGGTCCCGTACAGCCTCGGAGCTCGTGAACAACCGATACATCCGCAAGGTCGACCTCGAGATGGTCTTCCGGCGTGTGATCACCCGCACCTATCCGATCCTCAACCTGCTCTCCGCCCAGGGTTCGATTGTCCCTGATCCCGGCGAACCGCAGCCCTTCATCGTCACGGAGAACTGAACATGGCCCAGGGCCTGGCTGTAAGCGACGTCGTCAAAGTCTCCGTCACGCTCTCGCCGTTGGCGGCGCCGACGCGGAACTTCGGCGCGGCGAACCTCATCGGGGCGAGCGACGTCATCGATGTCGGCGAGCGCATCCGCCAGTATTCGAACCTGTCGGGTGTCGCGCAGGATTTCTCGACGACCGACCCCGAATACAAGGGTGCCGTAAAGCACTTCGCCCAGGTGCCGCAGCCGTCGACCGTCTACATCGGCCGCTGGGCGCGCACCGCGACGCATGCGACCCTGCGCGGTGGCGTGCTGACCACGGCGGAGCAGGCCCTCGCCAACTTCACCGCGGTCACCTCCGGCGCCTTCTACTTCGTCCTCGATGGCGTCCCGCGCTACGTGTCCGGGCTGAACTTCTCGGCACAGACGAATCTCAACGGTGTCGCCTCGGTCCTGCAGACGGCAGTGGCCGCTCTGGTCGCGAGCTCCACCGTCGTCTGGGATGGCGCGAATAACAGGTTCGTCATCAAGTCCGGCACGACCGGCGCTGCCTCGACAATCACCTTCCTGAGCGATCCGACGGCCTTCGGCTCAATCACCATCGCCGCCGGCAATGCCGCGAACAACGACACTGTGACCATCAACGGCACGGCGGTGACGTTCAAGTCGTCGAACCCGGCGGGCAATCAGGTGCTGATCGGCGGCACCGAGGCGCAGACCGCCGCGAACCTGCAGACCTTCCTTGCCGGCTCAGCCGATACGAACCTGGCTCTCTCCGCATATCTGTTGGTCGGAACCGTGGTCTATGCGGTCGCGAAGATCACCGGCACCGCCGGCAATGCCTACACGCTGGCGAAGTCGGGCACGAACATCACCGTTTCGGGCGCGACCTTCACCGGCGGCTCGGGGGCCTCGATCGCCGGCCTCCTCAAGGGCAAGTCCTCGCAGGCCAGCCTCCCGGCCAACGGCATCGCGGCGGAGACGCTGGCGGAAGCCGTGGAAGCCCTCATCGACGCCTCGGGTGACTGGTACGCCGGCGAACTCATGGAGGAGGGCGTTGACACGATCTCGATCATCGCTGCCGCCAACATCATCGAGGCACAGGGCAAGAAGCGGGTCTTTGGCGTCACCATCACCGACACCACGGCGATCGACCCGACCAGCACGACCGATCTGGGCTATCTACTAGAGGCCAACAACCTCAGCCGCACCTTCAGCCAGTACAGCCAGTACGAGCCGCAGGCCGTCGCCTCGTTCTTTGGCCGCGCCTCCACCGTCAACTTCAACGGGTCGAACACGACCCTGACGATGAAGTTCAAGCAGGAGCCCGGCGTTCGCGCGGAGACGATCACCGAGACGCAGGCACAAGCCCTCAAGGGCAAGAACGTCAACGCCTTCGTCAACTACGACAATGAGACGGCCATCATCCAGGAAGGCGTGATGGCGTCGGGGATGTTCTTCGACGAACGCCACGGCTGCGATTGGTTGGAGAATGCCATCCAGACGGCCGTCTGGAACCTGCTCTACACCTCGCAGACGAAGGTGCCGCAGACGGACGAGGGCACCAATCTCATCATCGCGACGATCGAAGCTGTCCTCACGCAGGCCGTCAACAACGGCCTTGTGGCACCGGGGCAGTGGAACGCGGCCGGCTTCGGCCAGCTCAAGCAGGGCGATTACCTGGCCAAGGGCTTCTACACCTACGCACCGCCAGTCTCGACCCAGCTCCAGGCCGATCGCGAAGCCCGCAAGTCCGTGCCGATCCAGGTCGCGATCAAACTCGCCGGCGCCGTCCACTTCGTCGACGTGCTCGTTTCCGTCAACCGCTGAGAGGACTGAGGCATGTCTTCCTTTACCTACTCGTTCCTCTCGATCGTGGCCGCGATCGCCGATCCGAACGGAACCTTCAGCATCGGCAGCGGAGCCGGCGCCAGCGACGAGGGCATCACGGTCACCATGGCCGATGACAAGGCCTCGCTGGTCGTCGGCGCCGATGGCCAGGGCATGCACTCCCTCCATGCCGCCAAGAACGGCACGGTGACGGTGCGGCTCCTGAAGACCAGCCCGACCAACGCGTTGCTGCAGGATCTCTATGCCGCCTGCACGTCGTCCCCAGCGAACTACGGCGCTTCCACCATCACAATCCGCGACCCGTATCGCGGCGATGTCATTACCTGTCAGGGCTGCGGCTTCCGCAAGTTCCCGGACATCTCCTATGGCAAGGACGGCGCCATGCAGGAATGGACATGGAACGCCGTCCAGATCGATCAGGTGCTCGGCACCGGTACGCCGACGGCGGTGTTCTGATGCGGGAACCAACTGAGTTCGAACTGAGTGGGCGCAAGTTTCGCGTCACGCCGATGGATGCCCGCACGGCCCAGCACGTCGCGCGCCGCGTCCAGCCCATCCTGATTGCCCTGATCCCCGCCATCACGGCCGCGCTCCCCAAGGGCGAGATCACACCAGGCGCGCTCCTCAACCTCGACCTGCAGGCGATCCTGCCCGGCGTCTCGGCGGCCTCCGATCTCCTCGCGAACATGTCGGACGAGGCCTACGACTATATCCGTGCGAAGTGTCTTGCTCGCGTCCAGCGCGAGAAGGACGGCGGAACCGGCTGGGCACCGATCTGGAGCGTACAGGCCGAGCGTGTGCTGTTCGAGGACATCGAGGGCCACGAAGAGCAGTCGATCGTGGTCAAGGTGCTGATCAGCGAACTCGGCCCTTTTTTTCGCGGGCTCCTGTCGAGCTTGTTCGAAGGGGCCCAGCTCTGAAATTTGAGCCGGTCAGGCTCCCAGACGATCTCGACTTCATCATGCGGCCGGTCCTTCGGGGCCTGTGCCGCTATGAATCCATCCTCGACGGTACGCTCTCCCTCGTCGACATCGCGGACCTCAACGACGCGATCGACGTGATGGACGAGAACGCCGCCCGCGCCCAGGAAGCCGCCAAGAATGGCTGAGACGATCCGCGAGTTCCTGGTCGGGCTCGGCTACAAGGTCGACACCTCGTCCGAGGCGAAGTTCAAGCGCTCGGTCGAAACCGCGACTAAGGCCGTCAATGCGATGGCCCTTTCGCTGGTTGCCGCGACGACAGCCGTCTCGGCCGCCATTACCAAGATCGCGGCGAACTTCGACGATCTCTATTGGTCTAGTCAGCGGACGAAGGCATCCGCGGAAAACATCAAGGCGCTGGGCTACGCCGTTTCGCAGCTGGGCGGCTCCTATCAGGGCGCCGTCTCGTCGATCGAAGAGTTCGCGCGCCGGATGCGCTCGAACCCCGGCTACGAGGCGATGGCCCGCAATCTGGGCGTCGTCACTCGCGAGAACGGCAAGCTCCGCGATACCACGACCATCATGACGGACCTCGCCAAGGTTCTGTCGCGGAAGCCTCAGTATGTCGCCCTGCAGTATCTCGAGGCGCTCGGGATCGACGAGAATACCTACAACGCCCTGAAGTCGGGTGATCTCGTCCGCTACACGGAGGAATACCGCAAAAAGCAGCAGGAACTTGGCGTTGATCAGCGCCGGGCCTCTGAGATTGGCAAGGACCTAACGAACGCATGGCGCGCGCTCGGCGCGACGGCTCAGACCGTCGGCGAAAAGCTCATGCAGGAGCTCGGGTCGGGTCTGAAGGATTTCGTTGAACGCGTTGACGCCTTCCTGATGCGGAATTCCGACCGCATCGTTGAGTTCTTCAAGAAGGCGGCCGAGCTAGTCGGCAAGCTCATGGAGGCGTTCGTTCAACTCGTCGAGAAAGGCGAGGGGCCGATCGTCTCCATGTTCGACAAGATCATGAAGTCGGTCGACAGCCTGGAAAAGGTGCTGACGGCTTTCGCAGCCTTCCTGGTTGGGACGTGGCTGGTCAGCGTGCTCGGCGCCTTCGCGCGTGTAGGGTCAGGATGGGCGGCGATGCTGCTCAGTCTCGGCATCAATCCGGCTACGCTATTGGCGGGCGGCCTGCTAGCCGGCAGCACGAGCCCGGCGAATGGCGGCGAGGATGCGGAGATTGCCCGCCGGCGCGCCAACGGGACCTGGGGCAAGACCTTCACGGACGGAACGCCCGGAGCCCCGCCGCAGATCGTCGACAACCGCAACTGGTGGCAGCGCACGATGCCGAAGTGGCTCGGCGGCCAGGATGACCCGAACAAGGGCAGCAATGCTCCGATCCAGGGATCGACCTTCCGCGAGAAGTCGCCTGGCATCATGAAACGCCTGATGGAGGACTTCGGCCTAACTCGGGAGCAGGCGGCCGGCGTCATGGGCAACCTCGGCCACGAGAGTGGCGGCCTTCGTGTCATGCAGGAGCGGAACCCGCTCGGCGGCGGTCGCGGTGGCTGGGGTTGGGCGCAATGGACCGGACCGCGTCGCCGAGCGTTCGAGGCGTGGGCCAATGCCCGCGGCCTGCCGCTGGACTCCGACGAGGCCAACTATGGCTTCCTGAAGCATGAGCTCTCGACCAATCACTCTAGCGTCATCACTGCGCTGAAGAAGGCTCGCACCGTCCAGGAAGCGATGATCATCTTCGAGAACGGATTCGAGCGCGCCGGCGTCAAGAACTATGCCTCCCGCCAGCGCTGGGCGGATCGGGCCATGGCGGCGACTGCGCCGGG